ATCGCCTGCATTTGTGCCTCCTACGGTGTTCTTCTGTGCATCAGAACTTAAACCACCACCACCACTGGCTGCTGCAAATCCAGCCTCCCCGTTTGCATCTACCGTTAATACATGACCCTCTGTTGGTGTACCTCCGTTATCCTTAAGAACAACATCAATACCTGGAACTCTGAATTTAGTAATATTGCTATCGCCTATAGTTACTTCATTATCAACTGTGGCACTACTAGCCTGAGTAAGTTTACCAATACAGATATTATTACTGCCTGTCGTAATATTTTGCCCTGCACGTTCACCTAGCAATGTGTTATCTGTGCCTGTTGTGAGATTTGAACCAGCTGAATTTCCAACAGCTGTTGTATATTGTGCAGTAGTAGCTTGCCAAATTGCTAGCTGACCAACAGCAACACTTGAATTACAACTTGTAGATGATCTTGCAGCACGATTGCCAATAGCAACAATTCCTGTGCTAGCTGAATTTTCACCAGCTTCACTACCAACAAAAACATTACCATTCATTGTAGTAGTAGTTGCACCAGCTTTATAACCTATAGAGACTGTTCTATCGCCTGTAGTCATTGCTGTGCCTGCGTCATATCCAATTAAAGTATTGTATAGAGCATCAGTACCAGAAAAACTATCACCAGCATTAGTACCACCTACAGTGTTGTACTGTGCATCAGAAGATAATCCACCACTAGGTAAATTAGTTAAATTAGCTCCACTGATAGCAGGTAAAGTAGCAGGGAATCTTGCATCTGGAATCGTACCGCTTGTTATATTACTGCCATCTATTGAAGTGCCATTTGAAGTGACACTATTGCCCATGTAACCATGAGCAGAACATTGATAGTGCAGAATTATAGGTGTTGCATCTGTTATGACAATCTGTGTATATGCCCCGCTACTGCCAGCTGTTCCACTTGTAGTGACATTTGTAGTATAAGCTGTTGTTTTATCTGCTTCTAAATAAAAACGTAAAGGATGTCCACTATTTGAGCTATCAGCTTGATCAAACTTATAAGTATTTCCAGGTGTTAGAGATAAAAACGGTGCAAAAATACCATTTATTTTATAACCTTGACCAGATCCAGTACCGTTATATCTATGTGCAGATGTTTTAGATGCAACTGTAACTGTATAAGTAATCGTAGAACTGTTAAAAGTTCCAAGAGTTTCACCTACTTCAAAAACATGACCAGAATCATTTTCAATAAATAATTTTGCATCATCTGTTTTAACAGCTATTTCTCCTGTAACTAAATCAGAAGTTGAGGGTTTTGTTGTACCCCTTTTGTTTCTTATAGTGTTAGCCACTGGCTTTACCTCCTATGAATTAGTAAGTTCCGCCATCTATTTCTAAACCAGATACACTTCCGTTCTCTAAAAATGTAACTAAATCTGTTAATGCTACCTGAACCATCGTTCCATTATCATTGACCACCATACGATCTGCTGCTGCTAATGTTGTCGAGGTAGCAGAGGTATCACCATCAGTACAGGTATTTAACTCTGTAGTCGTGCTATTTAAGCCATCTAGTTTATTTAACTCTGTTACTGTCGCAGTCAAACTGGTAAGTTTAGTAACTGGTAAAGTTCCTGTGATAGAACTGGCAGCTAAATCTAATGCTAATTCAGTTGACTCTATAACAAGACCGCCATTAGCTTTTAAATCAAGGCTTAATTCATTACCAGACTTATCTAGACCGTTGCCAGCAGTAACATTACCACTAGATGAAAAAGTACTGAAACTAAGATTATTTGTCCCGACTGTTGCAGTATCAGTTGTACAGACAAATCCAATGTCAGCATTTGTTGAACCCTGCTCTACAAATGTGAAAGCTCCCGCAGCATTTGCACCAGTAGCTAAATCATCTGACCTTACCCATGAACTAGCTTTGCAAAGATAAATACCATTTTCTGATGCTGTGGATTGATCCTTTACTAATACTCTTTCATCAGCAGAGACAGCAACACCATCAATAGTTTGTGTTCCAGACAAGGTTATATTTGCTGTCGTAGCAACCTTACAAGACTGTTTTACATCAAGACCTTCACTGGTGCTGTCAACATAAGCTTTAGTTGCAAAGTGAGCATCAGCAGTAGGAGTTACCCCTGATACTGGGTTTGTTGCACTAGCTAACTGGTCTAGCCTATTTGTTCTTACCTGAGTATCAAAATCACTAACTTTAGAAGCTGTTAAAGTTGGAATGTCAGCTACAACCAATGCTCTAAATGCAGGAGCAGCATCACTTCCACTAGTAGGACCACTTAATACTGTATTAGCTGCTCTTGTATCTGTTTTATTAAAAAACGCACCTGATCCACCAACAGTAATGATTGAACTTGCAGATGGTGGAGTTGATCCATTATCACCAAAACCATAATATAATTTTAAATCGGCTTCATTAAAAGCTAATTCTGATGGAGATAAACTAGAAGGTGCACCAGCAGATCCACTGGCTGATCTCTTCTTAATTCTTATAGTGTTAGACATGACCTAAAAGTTTCCTCCATTAACAAGTGTAAGTTTGGTAGTAGTTGCATCTGCTTTAAATTTAGCAGAAGTAGAGTCGTAGTAAATGATAGATCCATCAATTTTATTAGTTGAATCTACATCAAGACCTGAACCAGCCGGACCTTGAGGTCCAGGGACAGCTACAGTTACTACTGAGGTTTCACCATTAACTATAACTGTATTTTTAGTGCTTGAACTCATGTTGCCGTGTACCCCTCACTTACAAATATAGTACCTTCTAAATAATATTCCTTTTCTCCTGACTGATTCACTAATAAAACATCATACTTTAAAATATTTGGAGTAAATGTAGCAGTCTGCACATCTGTCAAACCAATACTTACAGAACCTCCTGATCTATCTGTGTAAGTTGTTGTAAAATCTGCAAACTTAGTAGTTCTAGTTTCTTCCCAGACCTGTGCAGCAACCGTAAAACCTGTTAGATCTATTGCATTATTATTACCATCTTTGAATAACAGAGGAATAACATGATCCGATCTTCGTTGAACAGTGAAGTTATACGTTCCAGGTTGAATTGCCATTAGCTACCTTCTAATACAGCTACTTTAGCTTCTAATGTTTCTATTTTAGATATTGAGTCTTTTAATGCACCAACAATTAAAGGTATTACTTTTGACATATCTATTGCTTGATATTTTGGATTGCCTTCACTATCAACTTCATCTTTAGTTCCTGTAACCGAGACAGGAACAACCTCCTGTAATTCATGAGCTATAAAACCATCAAAAGTTTCTTCTTTTAATGTTTTATAATTAAATCTTATTGGGTTTAAATTTTTTAATCTTGAAATACCATCAGAAAGAGCTACTATATTTTCTTTTAATCTATAATCCGAAGTATTACCGTTGAAATTTGTTTGAGTACCACTACCTGTAAGTGTAACTGATCCAACAAAACTACTGTTATATTGAAACTCTTGTACATTTGCATTATTAGCAACAGGACTAAGCATATTTATAAATAATGCTGGACCTAATCCATTACCTTTTTTTACTAAGCTTAATAATTCAAAATTGTTATCACTGGTTCCTGAGCTATTCATAAAAGCAAAACCAGTATTTTGTAAAATATTTCTAGTATTGTCATGTGAAATTATAGATCCTTTATTTGCCCCTGCACCCCTAATAGTTAATCTTTCCTCACTATTTGCACTACTATCTGTAAAAAATTGAATATCTGCTTCATCATCAGTATCAATTTTAATTGTTCCTGTCCCTTTATGAATTATATGAGAATCTCCAGTGCTTGATTGTTTTCTTGTTATTGATAGTCCGCCTGTAGTGTGGGTTGTATCAGCAACAAGATTAATTGCAGCGTCTTGATTATTTAAGTTATTAGTTTTGATATCAAGAGTTGCACCGCCAGTAGTTGGTATAACTTCAAGTTTGCCTTTTATTTCTGTTCCAGTTGTTTTAAATAATGCAGTATTTACTGAATTATTAGAAACTCCTATTTGATTAGATGCACTTCTATAAAAACCAGTACTAGCTGAGTTTGTAAAAGTATAACTGGGATCACCAGCAGACCCATTGGGACCAAAGAAATTTCCATTGGCTAAACTTATAAATTCGACTCTGTTTGTCGCATCCGACTTGTAAAAAGACATTTTAGGTGAGCTACCAGCAGTATTCGCATACCACATATAGTTATATTTAGTAGTTGGCTCACTGCCGTATCCGTTATTTTGTCGTATTGCTTCAAAAAGATTGTTTAAATCAGTACGGACATTAGCTCCTGTATCGTTATCAACTACATAATCTGATGGTTTTGCCATTTTATTTTTATGTTTTTCCCATTATACTAGCCCGAACCATATCCGAAAGCACTATATGTAAATTCCCTTTGGACAAATTCACCAGCTGAACCGAATAATTTATCATCATTTTTAATACTAACTACAAATCCTGTAGAAGAAACACTATCGATTGTATAAAAATCATTATCTTGCATATTATTTACATTTAATGCAATTACTGGTTTAAATGCAGTTGTGCTGCCGCCAACAGCAGGCGATCCAGTGAAAAATGGTGTTGCAAATGTCACTGTAGTCGCACCAGTAGCAGAACTTGTTAAAACTCCATTGTTTGCACTTGAATTATCAATACTTCTTTCTGTTCTTGGTTCAAAGAATATATTTACACCTAGTTCTGTAATCTTAACATTTTTATAACTACTATTATTGACAACATCAATTTTGAAAGATAATGTTCTTGCTGTTATATCAGTAGTTGTAAAAGTTTCAAAGCTTGTACTTGCTGTAGCTGTTTGGCTTTTTGCAATTTTAAATGTAACATCTGCACTGTCAGTTGGGTCACCAATACCAGTAAAGTTTGTTATTGGCCAAGTATTCATGAGATCAGTATAATCATCCCATAAAGTTACTGTAGTAAATCCCGATTTAACTATATGAGGTTCAATAGTAAATCTCATTGCCGATCCAAGGTCTAAGTCATTTGCATTAAATGTATAACTACCACTTGATGCTACACCTCCTGACACTAGGTCTAAACTTGCAAACGTTTCTGTAGCCGTTGTTAAATTATTAAAATTAGTCAAAGAGTCAAAGTTAGTTCCACTTGTTAAAACTAAGGCATTAATTGTATTATTTTTCACCATATTTACTTTTGGCGTACCTACAAAAGCTGAATTTTCCCTGATCTGTAAAGCTACTAATCTATCTGAAGGGACAATTTTATTAACAACAACTTGTGTTGCACTTTCAGATTCGTTTGTGTTCACATCAATAAATTTTAAAAGATATTCACCATTTTCATAATCAAATATTATGATTTCAGTTGAACTGCCATCAACATCTTTTGTAAAAGTGGCATTGTCATATAAACCACCACCCGTTGTGTTTGGTATAAATTTAACTCTAACCAAACCACCATTAAGAACATCCAAATCTACAGAAGGGTCAAAATTTAAAATTAAATTTTTACCACTTTCTACTGCTCTTAAATTTTGCACATTTCCAGGTCTAGTATCAATACCAACTGCTTGAAAAGTTTTTTCAGAAGCTTTGACGCTTAAAACATCATTTGCAGAAACAGATCTTAATTCAAATTTGTACAAACCTGATGGATGATTATTAATTATAAATTGATTCGTAAATTGAAAAGATACAAAAGGTCCATTTCCACTTTGTTTATAACTAATTTTGTATTTCTTAGCTCCATCAACATAACCAAAATCTAAAACAAGACGGTGTGTAGCATTATTATTAACAACAATTAATTCTTCTTTTATACTAGATATTGGAGGAGGATCAATCACATCTAATAAAGTTGTAGGTTCTCTGCCAATACCAGTTCCTAAATCTGCATTATCAATAAAACTATATTTATTATCGTCATAAACAATAGCAGTTATAGAAAAAGTAAAATTAGTTGCCTGTTTAATATTTGTAACTCTATATTTTCTATGTTGAACATTACCAGTTTTTACCGCCCAAATCGTTCCAGCTTGAGGTTCAGGACTTAATGCTGACGATAAGGTTATTGTGCTACCACTTACTGATTGAATTGTACTTTCTTGCAAACCACCTTCTTTGTCTATAACCAAAAAAGAGTCACCAACAACTCCAACTGTTGTATTTGTACTATCATCAACTACTAAAACTGTTGAACTGGTGACTGACTTTATTCTTCCGCTTGCTCTTAAAGTTTCTTTTAATCTGTCAGCAATTTTTATAATCATAAAAGGTTCTAAAATTGATGCAGCTTCTAGAGAACATGAAAAATTAACAACTTCACTTTCAAGTAAATTTGTATATAAAATTGAACGACCAAACCTAATAGCTTGAGATCTGTCTGTTGTATATAAAGCCTCAACATTTGTTTGATTTATTCCATACTTATTAGAATCTTGAAGACTAGAGTCTATTTGATCACTACTGACAGATACTTGATCTAATTCTTGAATATCCATATTAAAATATGAAACATTTACCTGAGTAAATTTTTTATCTTTATCTAATCCCGAATAACTAAATTTACCATCAACTACATTAGCATTGGTAAACAAATAAGATGTGTTCGTTTCTAATTTATCTAAAGCAATTTTTATTGAACCATTTCTGTAGTAAATGGTAGCCCTCATTAATGATGCAATTTCTTTTATAAGATTTAAGGCTTTTCTTCTTTTATTAATTACACCATTGAAAGAATATCTCGGTGTGTCTTCACCTGTAATTGGTGTAGAACAATATTGACTTGCTGCAAAAAAAGATGCTTTATCAATAGTACTTTCAGGAATTTGAAGCCCATATGATTCTGTTAAAAGGGCATATAGAATCCATACTGGATCTGTTGTCCAACGTTTTTTATTAACATCATTGTTTAAATTTATAAAACTATAACCTGTGGGATAAATAATTCTTCCATTATCATTATCAATAGCTACTGTTCCATCATTAGTCCCTGTTGGAACTTTTACCTTTATTCCTCTAATCCTGTACTGTCTTTGTGGGATTCTAGGATACTGCTCAGCCGAGTAACGTAGACCTATGTAAGCAGAATTTGGAAAGGTTGCAGTTGTTGGATTTGAAGGGATTAAACTTTGTAACCCTGCAAATTTAAATTCAGTAAATCTTCTTTCACCTTCTTCATAAACATTTTTTGTTACGGTATCTCGTCCTTGTTTTATATCAGCAAAAGGGTTTCTTCCTGTTGAACTACTTCTTAATTCTTGATCAAGTCTTAAAACATGAACCTCTAATGGAAAGTTGTCATCTATCGCTTGTTGATTTTCTATTGCGGAAGCTGGTATTTGCAGTTGATAATCTCTTGCATAACTTCCAACTGAAACTGCTGCTAATTGCGGAGGATCAGATTGTAATATTTGATCACCATGTTTATTAAAAATTTTAAATCGTATATGTACCGCACCTGCTCGAAGATCTTCTATTGGTAAATCTTTAAATTCACCCTCAGTTATATGTAAACCTTGAGAACTACCATCAAAAGGATGTAATTGCCTCAAACTTGCCCAACTTAAAGTTATAATAATATGCGTTGGTGTGTCATCTTTAGTTAAACCTTTTTCAACTGAGCCAGTGACTTTATTAGCCTCTGGATCTCCATTATTTTTTACGGTGATATCAGTACTAGTTATAGTTTCAGATCTTCTTAAACTATCAACACCTGTCATAATTTGTTGGTTATCTGCTCCAACCCTTAAAGCCAACGAAGTGTTAATAATATTTTCATCACCACTTGCAGTTCTAATTGGTCTGCCATTTAAAAAAATATCTTTTTGAGCGTCTTTAATGTATTCAGCTTCATCAATATCAAGAGTTTGAATATCAGCCCTTGATGGGCCTAAAAATTGTGTTGGTATTGTTTTTCCATTTTTTGAAGGGGTTGCAAAACCTTCAATTTCAGCACCGTCACAAACTAAATCTAAAAAAGTAAAAAATTGTACTGCTCTAATAAAATTATCAGGCAAGTCTTCACTAAGACCCATCTGTTCAACAAGTCTTGTATAACTGTTAATTTCTCTGACCATAAATTTCTAAGGTGAGGAATCTCTTACTTCCACTGTATCAGCACCAGCACTTATTACTACTGAGCCAACTAAAAACTCTCCAAAAATTAAAGGTGCTGTGCCTCCTGATTTTGAATTATTTGTAGTTTGATTGCTAATAAAAGAATTTATTTCTGGATCAGTTGTAATTTGTGGAGTTGGTGGAGTAGGAGCAAGTAAATCAGCTAAAAAAGATAAAGCACCAACGGCAAGTGCTTGTTTAAATGCAATCATAGCTGTAACTTTTGTATTTATAAAGCCAGCAAACAAGGTTCCTAAAAATGGCAAGAAAAAATTTCCACTTATCATAGGTATAACCTTTATATCTCCTTCTCCATTTATAACTAAATTTTTACAAGTTATATCAACATCATTCATTAATATGCTGTAACAAGCTTCATTCAAATGCTGCTGGCAATCTGGATAGTTAACTTTTATAAAACTAAGAACTTGATCTACATTTGAAACGTCAGCTTGAAATTCATTTACACTAGTTATTTTTCTTAATGGTCCATATAATTTTATTTTTCTAATCATTAATTTGTCTCCAAAAAACACCAATTATCATCTTGTATAGAATAAATATACCAATCTGTCATGTACAACTTACAGTTTTTAATGTCTGCTTCTGATGGGTCTGCACTTCCTTCTACGTGAGAATGTATTATTGCTAAGATCTTTGCACCACTATCTTCACAAGCTGCATAATCCAAAGGATCTATGGCAAATGTAATTTCATCCTCAAGATACGAAGCAAGATTTTTACAAGGATAAAAAAATTCATCACCATTTTTTTCTGCTAAAAAACCACAACCTTCTGCTGGCTTACATTCAATAAAATATTTTTGTGCGTCTTTTTTCCAGTTCATTCAAAAACAAAGCTCCCGATCGCTGGAAATCTATCTTTTGTTATTTGTAATCTTGGCAACTGTAGATTTTCAAAATCTAATGTATTTATTAATTCAAAACTGCAAATTTCATTATCTTCAATAATTTTTTTATTAATTTCAAACTTTTGCTGTTCTAATTCTTTGCTATCATCTGGAGTTCCAAAAGGGTTAATATCGTTTAAAAAGTTTTTAGCATCTAAAAAACGAGCCATTGTTCTTATTCTTACAATTTCTGCTTTTTGTAAATCATTAAAAGGTGTTATTTGATTAACTAATTGTAAAATTGTAGAAAAATTACCAACAGTGTTAGCAAAAGTTATTGTTGGTCTAGCCATAACAGTATTATCACCTGTTTCAAAACCTTCTGCCTGACAAGCAATGGCAGCGTATGAATTTCCCTGCCAAATAATATCTGTGTTAATTTCATTTGTACCATTATGAAATCTATAGGTAATAATTGGACTTACTTCGGTTGTACTGTAATGAAGCCCAGAAACTAAATTAAGTTGAAACAATTCAATAATTGTTATATTATCTAATTTTTGTAACTGTTCAACTGGTATTGTCATGGCTGAAATACCTCCTCAAATGTTGCTTGTATTGTAACTCTATTTAAGTAAGTGTTTGTTCTAGTATATCTTTCACATATAAATTGTTTTGCAGTGCTTGTCGCTGGTGGTGTAAATGTAAAACTTGCACTGTCTTTAGCTCTGTCATCAAAAAAAGCTAAAATTTTATCACCATCAACAAGAGAAACAATAAAAGTCAAACTATATAATTTAGGATTTTGATTCAGACCAAAGGTATTGCGAGACTTATAGCCATCCCCAAACTGAACTGTGATGTTTCTCGGTGATGCTGTTTCCTTAGAACTGTAAGTTGGAGTAGTTGCACCTGTAGTTGTACCAAGTGTTAAATCATCAAATGTAGCCATTATGCAAGTAAACCTCCACTACGTTTTTGTTTAACTATTTCTAATTGTATTGCAGTGGCTAAAGCCTCACCAAACTGCTGTCCATCCCCATCACTTTGAACAGACGAACCAGAAGCATCTACGTTTACAACTATGCTTGTAGAACCCATTGCATTGTTTGGCACGATAGTACCAGCAGAACGAGGAACAAATAATTCTGGCCCACGCTCTCCTACAAGTGAAGCTCTTCCCACAGGTGGTCTTCCACCATCAGCAAACGTAAGACCGCTTACTGGAGCTAACATCGGTGCGCCTAAAAAACTATGCCCACCTCCTCCTCCGAATAAACCACTTAAAGCATTTCCGAAAAAATTGCCTATTCCAGAAACAGCACGTTGAATTGCAACTTCAACAAGTTTTCTTTTTAGATCATTAAGTAC